GGCAGATTGATGCAGACCCAGCATCTGCCGCAATCAATTGGGATGAATTTACAAAGGCCGCATCGCTGGCTGGTGTTTCTTTGAGGAATGTACGCGAGTACCTAAACACGCCTGCTGGGTATTTGGCGACCATATCAAAGGCAGCGGAGGCGGCGAAGAGAAATATACCCAAAAGCGTGCAAGACACTGTTCTTCGATTGTTTAATGCAAGCAAGCAGGCAAAAACTAACTTAGTTGAAGCAGAGAAATTTTACAGATCAAATCCAACAGATGAGGCCGCTGTTGCCGCTGAAAATGCAAGGAATGTAGCCGCAAAAGCCGCAACTAAATTGCAAAGATACTCGGACAGTATTCTGCCTAAAAAAATTCTTGGAGAAATACTCCCACAGGCAATACAGCTTACGCTTTTAAGTCCATTATCTCTTGTTAAAAATCCAGTATTCAACGTAGCCAGAGCAGTTGGACAGCTTGGCGTGAGATCACTAGCGAACGCTGGCGATGCTGTGTTGAGTTTTATTGCAAAACAGAGGGCTGTCTTGGGTGGAAAAACACAAGAAGAAATAGCAAGGGCTGGTCAGAGGACGATGGCGCAATCTTCGCTGACAACAAGGGGCGCAATGATTCGTGGAGCTGAAAAAACCAAGGAAGCAATTAGAGCATTCTTGGGTGAGGGCATTCCAGCGTCATCTGCTTTGGCTGGAGAAGGAGTTAAGGGATTTACCGTATTCAAATCTCTTGCTCAAGCATTCACGGGCAAGGATATGGTTACAAATGCAAAAGGTAATATTGCTCTTATTGATCGAGTGCGGAAGCTTGCCGAGGGAATAATTGGTTCATATACAGAACCAGTAGGAAGGGTATTGACACTTGGTGACGTTCCAGCAAGAGGGTTTGCGGAAGGCAGACTTCTTGCAGAGCAAGCTATTTTAGCTGGCAAATCACCAAAGCAAGTTTTAGCAAGCGTGAGATTTCCAACGAAGACAGAGTTAAGCGGAATATCAAACAAGGCAGCAGAGGCAACATTTCAGCAGGACACAAAGCTTACGGCAGTAGTTGGCGTTGTTGCAAATGCAGTAAAAAGCATTCCAATTGTTGGGCCGCTAACTAAAGCAGTTATTGCTCCATATACAAAGACACCAGTTAATGTTGTTACTGACGTTGTTGATGTTGCAGTACCAGGATTGGCTTTTTCTAAAAGCGCGTATTACGCAGTTAAGGGAGACAGAAAAAAATCACTTGAAGCTGCGGCAAAAGGAATAGTTGGAACAGTAATTGGAGGTACAGCTTCTGCCTTGTATCGCGCTGGGGTTATTACTGGATCTGCCCCAAAGTCTGCAAAAGAGCGTGGAATCCAATACGAAACACAGCCTCCTAATACTATCAATATGTCTGGATTAAATAGACTATTGAATGGAGAAGATACCGCAATCCAGGCTGGAGATGAGATAAAGAGCTACGAGAATTTTGGTTATCTTGGAACAATCTTTAACGTCTATTCAAATGTATTAAGCAAGAATGAAGGCTCTGGATTGCTGGAGGATGTTCTTGATGTAACCCTCAAGGGCTTGCCATCAGTTGCAAGCTATACGCTCAATCAAACATTCTTGAAGAGTACAAACACTCTTCTTAATGCAATCTCAAAAGAAGATTATGACAGCTACCTAGAATCTCTATATGGTACAATCTCATCAATCCCATTCCCGAATACATTGCAGGCCTTCAATAAGGCAAGCCGTGAAAATATGGTTGACCCAAAAACTGATGACAGCTTGCAACTATTCGCCAATGTTCTTAAATCGAAGATGCCAGAGTTTGCGCGAGAGGCCATTGGTGCGGAAGAATTGCCACTCAAAAGAGATATGTGGGGGAATCCAGTTAAGCAGACTCCAGAAGGAGCAAATCCATTTCTATACAATTTCCTTGATTTCACAAGGTCAAGAGTAGTCCCAAGTGATGAGTCAAATCTCGCCCTATATAGGCTATGGAAGGAAACTGGAAATGCTGATGCGTTGCCATCCGTTCCGTCAAGGAATGTTATGGACAAGAAAATTACCTACCAGCTTGATGAGAGCCAGTACGCAATCTACCAAGAGTATGTCGGCCAAAGAAGAAAGGCTCTCGTGGACAATCTATTCCAAAGTGCAACATTTGATGGAATGGATGCAGATTTCAAAATTAAGGCCTTAGAAAAAGCGTATGAGCGTGGTGCTGAAGATGGAAAAAGGCAGTTCCTAAAATACAATAGGGATTACTTGACACCAAAGGAGAAATAAAATGGAACGCTACGAAAAAATGATGCAAGCAAACATTCCTAAACCTAGTGTTGCCCAAGTTCAACAGCCAATTGCGCGGCAAGCACAACCAATCAATAATCAAATTGAGAGCAACACGCCAGAACAAATCAAAAATGATCTTGGTTATGATGTTATTGAGCCAGAAACTAGGGAGTCTGGCCTTGATTTAATAAATGCAGCTAAAACAACGGTGAATTGGGAAGGCAGAAGGGACAAGAAAGGCAATCTTTCGGTATATGCCTTGCCTGCTGGTGATATGGGTGGAGATTATGAGGTAGCTGGAATCAATGACAGATACCATCCAGAAGCATTCAGAAAAATTGCGGGATTGCCAGCCCAGCAGAGGGAAGAAGCAGCCGCAAAATACATCAGCGAATACACAGCACCTCTCGTATCGAAGCTTCCACAAGCAATCCAGCCATTCGCCCAGGATATGGCGTTTAATAGAGGTATGGGCGGGGCAACAAAGTATCTCCAAGAGGGACTAAACTCGCTGGGAGTAAAGGTTGCAGTTGACGGAGCTATTGGGCCAAAGACGCTTGCTGCTATTGGAGGAGTAAATCCAAAGCAACTTATGATTGCAGCAAGCCAAGCGCAATTAAATGATGAAAGAGCTAGGGCTGGTGCTGACCCAAGAAGGAAGAAGTTTATTGTTGGTCTTGAGAACAGAATCAATAATAGGCTTAACGCATTTGGGAGTGGTTAGTTATTCTGAATCGTCCTCAAACACATAGGTTGATCCAGCCGTTCCAGAATAATATTGACCAATCTGCACCTTTGTCCCATTTGACCCATAATAAAGGTATCCTGTTTTTGTTACAATTTCGTTTCCGCCATAATAAACATCACCACACGATGAATAACATCCATTAGGGGTTTGCTTGAGTATGCCATTATCCACTATCAATCCATTGGATGTTATAGCCAATCCTTTGCCACCGCTAAATACGGCAGTTCCAGAGTCATATACTCCGCCAGCAAAGTCATCCGCCATCACCGATGCCATCAGCATCGCCGTCAGTGTCATAGTTATTATTGCTTTCATTGGGAAAAGTCTCTAGCACAAACCGAAAGCCGTCAAGGATGAAATTAACATCACGCCAAGTTGGTGCGGTAGGAGTAGCTCGCGTTACTGGCGCGTTGCTGCGCTGCGGGTACAACGTGCTTACGCCTTACGAGGATTTTGCTGGGTACGATGTGGTCGCGGAGAAGAATAACAAGTTCTTCCGCATCCAAGTTAAGACCGCGCAAGCCATAGAACAAGGGCGCACCAAGTACCGCTTCACTACCAGCAGTGGCAATGGTTTCAATATCCCCAAGCGCGCCATCAGTGGCGTGGATTATGTGGCCTGCTGGGGCATGAACGATGATCTGTTCTGGCTGTTACCCATCGCCAAGTGCAAAAGTATAACAACTAAACTTTGCCCATCGACAGGCCAGAACTGGCGTGTATTCCAAAGTTTGTGAACGAGAAAGAGGCTTGGGCTAAGTTTGAGGAAGGGCTAAAGGATGCAGAATCCTTTGATGAGGCCGTGGCTTGGGTCAAGAAGAATAAGAAAATTGTCGAGAAGCTAACTATGATGGCAATGATTAGACGATTTAATGAGGATATTAGTAAAGCTAATAAGACTTGGCGCAACTGAAATAGATTAAAATATATATCGACACCATCGTGGGTTGACAGCTAAACCCAACCAATGGGCAAAATCAATAGTCGGGCTAAAGGCGCAGCGGGTGAGAGAGAGTTAGCAAACTACTTACGGGAGCAGGGCTGGCAGAAGGCTCGCCGTAGCCAACAATTTGCAGGCAATCCAGAGGGCGGTAGCGGGGATGTGGTTTGCGAGAACTTTCCTTTTCATATCGAAGGCAAGCGTTGCCAAGCACTCAAACCCGAAGAGTGGATGGAGCAATCCAAGCGTGACTGTCCGAAGGGCAAGATCCCATCTGTATTCTTCCGCCGTAATGGTCGGAAGGAATGGCTTGTTATTTTAACCGCCGACAGCGTGTGCGAATTAGCTAGACAGATTGCGCCTTCCAATGTGAAGATCGAATATGTACCCAGCAATCCTATGTCAACCACAGTTGGTGCTGGATTTTGGGTACACAATCAAGACGAACTTACCCCATACATACAACCAAAACTAAACCCAAATAAATAAAGGAGAAATAACATGGCACTAACCATAAGTGAATCGCAGAAGATGGAACGCAAGTTGCCCGAAGCTGGCGCGACTGTTGGCGTTCTTTACAGCCTAGTCGATCTAGGCCATCAGAAAACCAATTGGGACAACCAAGAGAAGTGGACACCAAAAGTCCGCCTGACCTTTGAGTTGCCCGATCAAACCGATGAGTTTGAGGTCGAGGAGAATGGCAAACGCACCACAGTCCAAAAGCCTATGGTCGTTAGCATCGAACAGACCCGTAGCCTTGGCGAGAAAGCAAGCCTTCGCAAGCTTCTCGAACAATGGCGCGGTCAGACCTTTACCTCCAAGGAACTCCAAGCGTTCAGCTTGAAGAACCTTCTTGGCAAGCCAGCCATGCTGACACTCATCCACAAGACCAGCCAGCAGGGTCGGCAGTATTGTGCCATCGCAGGTGCATCCAAACTCCCCAAGGGAATGAAAGCCCCAGCTACTACCACCAACGATCAGTTGTATTACGAGATCGAGCAGGGTGAGGCTGGGCAGTTCAATGATATGCCCGATTGGTTGCAGGAGAAGATCCGCGCTTCCAAGGAGTTTGCTACCGCTGCTGGCAAGTCCACGGCCACTAAGGTCGAGGTGGACGCAGACGGCAACCAAGTGCCATTCTAAATTGTATGGCTCTTACAATCACAGCTAAAGAGCCTACCAATTCCCGTCTGGTCGCTACTGACCAGGCGGGACATTGGTACACAGCCGAGGGTGAATCCGCCCACGTTGTGATTGGCAAGAACGGAAAAGAAAGAAACACAACCGTAGCCGATGCGCGCCAGATGGGATTGTACCCATCCGTAACCAGCGTGCTTGGCATTATGGATAAGCCGCAATTGACGGCGTGGAAGATTGAGCAGGCCATTATGTCCTCGCTCACGCTTCCGAAGGAGGCAGATGAAACGCTCGAAACCTACGCTCGAAGAGTGGTTAAGGACTCTAAAGAGTCAGCAACGAAGGCAGCTGAACATGGCACGAAAATGCACACGGAAATGGAAAACATCCTCCTTGGAAGAGCCGTATCCAGAGATGAAACACTTGCTCCATACATCAAAACATTCAGCGAGTGGGCAGAAAAGAATATCGAGAAAACCTACTGGTGCGAAAAGGGTCTTGTCGGCGCAGGCTATGCGGGAAGGTGTGATGCCTACGTCAAGCTACGCGGTATTGGTGACGCTATCATCGACTTAAAGAATCGCAAGGTCAACCCCAAGTACGATCCGTTCTACGATACAGATTGCGCACAGCTTTGGGCATACCGAGCCGCAAGCGAGAATCCCAAGTGTGCCTGCGTGTCGGTAGTCCTAGCATCCAACGATGCTACCAAGCTGACAACGAAGGTGTGGGATGAAGACGAACTATACCAAGCTGGTATTGCCTTCTGCGCAATGCAGAAAGTCTGGGCTTGGGTCAAGGGCTACACACCTCCTGGGATGAAATTATGATCGACCCAGCAGATGTCTTATGGCTAGAGGGATTACTGGACCAATTCTATAGGAGTTTAGCAAAATGACTGCACCAACAATTCAAGAGATGGGTAACGCCGCGCAGGAGATAGTCTGGCGCGTGATGGGTAAAGGATCGGATAAGTCTGGTTACGGCGATTGGCTGGAGAAAGATCGGCCAACTCACGATTACCATATTGCGCGTGCTGTTCGTCACCTAGCCACAGCGCAGATGCAACTGCACAAGTCATCGCCTTGTCCAGATAATAACGGCGAAACAAGTGTTGACCACTTAGAGCGCGCACTGGTACGATGCCTGTTCACGTTAGCACAAATAAAGAAAGAGGTAACAAGACTATGATTATGGAAGATGTAAGTGTTGATTTTGAGTTTAATGGAGAAAAGTACACTGCGTATGGCAACGCAGAGATTGATACGATTACCGAGGATATTGGTCCAGTTGGCTATAGGGAACATTACTTTGCCGAGGTGGTCAACAATGTGGTTATGTCAAAGATTGAAATCTCAACCGCTACCGAGGACATAAAGAATCCAAGTAAGGAATTGCTGGAAAAGGCTGATGATCTCTTGTCCATTCAAGCAACAGAAGATTTTGACGCTGGCAAATGAAACAAGCATTAGTGACGCAATCGTTTGGTGAGGATTGGAAGAAGATTATTGATCTGACTAGGCCGAGGATGGAGGCGTATTGCAACCGCCACAGCACTGACTTCATTCTGATTGACAAGCCACTCACGCATCCAGCCCAATACTCCAAGTCAGCGATTGGAAACATTATGGCAACCAAGGGCTACGACCAGGTCACATTTGTTGACGCTGATGTTCTGATTGCAAACGATTGCCCCAAGCTTTCCGATGACGCTGGCGTGTTCTGTGCCTTTGACGAAGGTGCTTATCTGGACCGCAAGCCAGATATGGTCAAGCTGGCTGGGGCTTTCGGCGGAGTGATTGAGCCTAAGTTCTATGTCAACACTGGCGTGTTCGTAGTTCATACCAAGGCCGTTGGTATCTTATCAATGCCGCCCATTGGCCTGCACCCAAACCACTTTGCCGAGCAGACCTGGCTCAACGTGATGGCACACCTGTGGAACATTCCGTTAACCGAGCTTGACCCATCCTTCAACTGCATGACCAGCGTGGAGTCGCATTTTGGCTTGGACCGTTACAAGGACGCAATGATTATTCATTACGCTGGGCAATCGAACGATCTAGTTAAGTTAGCTAACCAGATTAAAGAAGACGAAGCGAAGCTGGTGGAGCTAGGCCGTTGAGATCGACCCAGCTATGTCGCGGTGATTACGATGACAGGGTGCAGCAGTTGGCTGGGGAGGTTGCACTCCAAGCTATCCGCGACCTGCGGATGCTACGCAAGCGAGGGATGGTTAAGGGTATGAAGATCATTAAGGATCACCAAGGCGTGCCACTCAACGATGCTCTGGAGTATAAGAACTCGCACGAGGTACAGAAGCTACTGCGTGACTTTAAGACGGGCGTTGTCTCCTGGTGGTGCAGAGCCAGCGGGGTACAGATCGACAACCGCACGTTGCTACGGAAACTAAAGGAAAACGACTATGTTCTGCCTACTTGATGTGGCTGGAGTTGTTTGGGTAATCGGTTGGTTTGTGCTTTACAGTTGGATCACTTTGTCGGCAATCTTTTGTGCGTTGTACATCATCTTCAAGCTGATTGACTACATAAGAAAGGAATTGGACCTATGAAAAAGAAAGACAGAAAGATAACTCTGGTAAAAACATTGGAACAAAAAGCCGTAAGGGTGATGCTTGATGTTGACGATGATCTTTACGAGGCGTTGGCAAGGGCTGGCCGTCAGCACTTGGCTAAAGATAAGATGGCTTGTTTTGAATACGCTCTGAACAAGGCGTTGCTTGAACTATGCGAGGAACTCAAATGAACGAGTTTAAGCAGAAGGTTTTAACCGCAGCAGTAGACCGCTATGTGTTGACACCAACGCAGTGCGAGATGCTGCGCCAGGATGCAGAAGTGATCGGGATGAAGCGTGCAACTGTGATGAAGAAGGATGGCACTACGCGCAGATCGTTTGCTAGGAGTTGCTCGTCCTGCTGGATTCCTTACGGCCAGCATAATAATTGGATCTATAATATTATGCGGGAGATTACAGATGCAATAAACCAAGAGCATTGGCGTATTGACATTACTGGCGTGCAGCAGTTGCAGATCCTCAAGTATAATCCACTCCAACAGTTTTGGTGGCACTTCGATACGTTCACATCGGAAGCACCAGTGCGCAAACTTACAGCCGTGGTTAATCTGTCAGAGCCATCCGAGTATCTAGGCGGTGGCTTGCAAGTAAAGGCCGACATTGAGAACGCCAAGTTCATCCGCGAGCAAGGAGCAGGCTGCTGGTTTCCATCCTACATCGAGCATCGGGCGCGCGCGCCTATATGGGGAACGCGCTGGGTGTTGGTGGCTTGGTTTACTGGACCTGCGTGGCTATGACCCACGCTGGAAATCTACCCCGACACCATTATGTGTCGGTTGACAAGTCCGTGATGAGCCAAGGCCAAGTGCGGGGCTGGGAGGAGGCTGTTTGGTTTGGTCTTAACAGCGTACCGCACCGAGCCTGGGGATGCACAGTTATGCTCAAGTGTGGCGCGCTGTACCGAGGCTTACCGCTGTCAGCTATCTGCCACGATCAAGTGGGAAATTCCCACAAGTGGGAGTTGCGGGATGCACAACGCTGGGATTGCTTTGGCTACAACTTCTCTACCATCGAATACGATTACTTACGGGAGTTAGACTGTAACGTATGGATCGCAAGCAGGCAGGAGTGGTTGGGTGGAAGCTATATGTTTACCGCCGAGCCTTACGGAGATGGCTACAGCCTAGAGCCTAGCCAAACTAAGTCGCACCACTTTATTGCCCTACACAATGGACGCATCACCTGCGTACCTGGCAATAACATCCTATGGCGGGAAGCATCCTTTACCAAGGGCGAGTTAGATAAACCGAGTTGGCTGCGGGTGCAGACTCAAACTCATCACGCCGAGGAACAGCCCTTTGACCACATCGTTACGGAGGAGTCAGCATGAATGTAGAGGCCAAGAACAGATTGAAGTGGGCGCGGGATATGCTTGCAATCGCCAGAGAGAAGCTTGTCCTGGAGCGTAACCGCGCAACTCACGGACGCTCGGTGGATATGATCCAGATCATAACGATGGTGGATGCAGCGAGCCTGGTGTGCAAGGAAGTGGTGGGTGAAGAATGAGCATACGAGAAGACATCCTTGACCAGTTCGGTGATGATGCCGAAACGATGCTGTTCGCTGATGGATTCGATGACGCGATTATTGGGGTTGGAAACAAGTTTGGTGATCAACTTTGCGCTATTTATGATGCCGACAAAGTGATTGACATACTTATGAAAGAAGGAATGGATTACGCAGAAGCTATGGAACACTTTGATTTTAATATTGCAGGAGCTTATGTAGGTGAGCAGACTCCGATCTTCATGCACAAAATAGAAAGGCAGGCCAAATGAAACTATGGACAAATAATACAAACGCAATTCACAAGGTCGATGACAATATGCTCTACCCGCGCACTACCTATGTGCTGCCAGATGAGCTAACTGGACCAACTTGGGACGATTCAATCCCTTGCCCACACAAGATTAAGCCGTATTGGCCTGGTCGCGCTGCTGGTGGTGCAACAGCCGTGTACCGCGCTGGTGCAATTGGTGACGCGATCATCGCTACTGCCTTCGTCAACTACTTGGTGCAAGAGTCGGGTGGGGTTGTGGAAGTTTACGCTCCTGCTCGCAACCTGCCTCTCTACGCTGGGCTGGGTGCAAAGCTGTGGCCGTTGCCATCCTCGCTGGAGGCGTGGGATTCATTTGATGCTCACTTGCCTACTGACGATTTGTTCAGCGGGCAGGTAGGCAACACGAAGCTAGGTACTGGAGGTGGCAACTGTTACCAGCGGATCTACGAGTGGATGGGCGTATGGGATGAGAAGACGATGGCTAAGTATTGTAAGCCAGTTCTGCATCTCATCGAGCCAGACCACGAAGAGCTAAAGGCGATGGGCAAGTGGCCGTTGCCTAGTCCGTTCTTTGCCTACCACGTTTCGTCCAGCGGTCCTACCCGCACCTACCCGCCAACGATGGGGCAGGAAGCAGTGCTGGCATTGCTTGAGGCTTACCCGAAACATCACGCCGTGATTATTGGGCTGGATAACTCAAACAACTTTAAGGTGGATCATCCGCGAGTGATTGACCTATTCAATTGTACCAAGGCTGTTCGCTCGCTGTTCCCAATTATAAGCGGGGCTGACTTCGTTGTCGCGCCAGATAGCAGTGTCAACCACATGGCTGCTGGGCTAGATACGCCGTGTGTGTCGCTGTGGGGCAGCTACGACCCAGCGGATCGCATGACCTATTACCCTAAGAATGTATCAGTCTTCAAACCCGATACCTGTCCACACGCACCTTGCCGTCCGCACGCTGGGTTGCCACAGGCGAAGTGTAAGGATGCAACAAACAAGACTCCCAAGACTCAGTACTGGTGCAATGCTCTACGCAATATCACTGCTGAAGATATTGTGCTTGCATCGAAGAAGGCGATTGAGTTAGAAAGCAAGTAAGAAAGGAATCTGACGAATGGTACGCAGGGAGAGCCTGCGGCTGGTGTCCTCATTGTGTCCACCACTTGAAACAAAGTCAGATTTATTTTTATGAGCGAAGAGATAAAGATGTTTAATTGTTTAGCTGAAGAGCCAGAACAATATTTGTTTGGGTTTGTTGCTGAAACCGAAACAGCAAGCACAACAGCATTAACAATTGATACAATGCACTATTCACACAAAGTAGGAGAAATAGGCGAGTTGCAGTTTGATATATGGGCAATCAGCAATGGGTTAAACGCGTGGAGGTCAATCAATCCGCACACAAAGATAGATCGGATAGTCGCAATGAATGATGGAACATTTAGAGGATTCCATATAAAGACCGCTACGTTTTCATCTAAACAAAACTCCTACGGATTCAAGGCAACATCCGATCCAGATACCTTTCCATCTGACTACTGGTTTCTTGTTGGACTTAATCAAGATTTGGGTGTTGCATTCAAATTGATTGTTCCGTTTGATAGGTTTGGAACTCAATCAAGGGTTTCAATAAGTAAGGCTTGCATTCACGATTATTCTGAATACACAAAGATTCCTGCTGAATTTTTATGACAACCGCACAACGGCAAGCTGAAGAGATCGTAGGCCAAGTGGATTGGCAGTCCGAGAACCACGGGCTGTGCAAGTGTCCTGGTGAAGCTGCACACACCAGCCACACTCGCATTCGCGATACAACTGTGTTCGTAGATGGCGCGCCGACCATCTTCTGCTGGCATACTTCCTGCACGCCGTATCGTGATGAGGCTAACCGCAAGTTGCGCAGAGCTATATCCAGCGATGTTCTTTACAAGCCAGTAAACATTATGTCTGGTGGTACAGCCGTACCCAAGCTGGTCATCAAGAAAGACCCGCACTCCGAGGTGTTGGATAGGATTAAGACGATTGCCGAGTCAAACAAGCAACGCTACCTCACGCACTACAATTGGGAGACGGCGGATATGTTTGAGGAAAGCCCGACCAAGCTTGACGATCCAGCGCAGGACTATCAGTTATTCCTATCGCTGTTCAACGCTGTCGATAACATCTGGATAGGCAACGTGACGGATAGCGGGAAGCATCCGCAGAACTTCCGCACAGCTTACGATTGGAAGAAGCTGGATGAACCGATTGGGCAGTACACAACTGGCGCGACCTA